ATCACAGACCATCAATTACAAGATCTTCCAATCAAAAAGAAGACATCAAAATAATATTACAGTTCTAACTAACTATGGCTCAGCAAACCAACCTTAATGTTTCACCATATTTTGATGATTTCGACCCGAACGATAATTATCAAAAGATTCTTTTCAAGCCTGGTTATCCTGTACAAGCAAGGGAATTAACTGGTCTTCAATCCATATTACAAAATCAAATTGAAAAATTTGGTCAACATTTTTTCAAAGAAGGTGCAAAAGTAATACCAGGTAATACTGCGTATTCTTCAGAGTATTTTGCTGTAGAATTAAACAATAGTCATTTGGGAGTTCCTGTAGAATTTTATATTGAACAGTTAATTGATAGAAAAATAATTGGTGCAACCACAGGAGTAACAGCTATAATTAAACAGGTTCTCATGTCTGATAATAGTGAGAATGGTAATTTAACACTGTATATTTCATACATGTCTTCTGGTGTTGAAGATAGTAGTATTAAAACATTTGCGGATGGTGAACTACTACTAGCAGATAGTGATATTGTTTCAGGCCCTGAAAATAATGCTTTTATACCTTCAGGAGAGTCGTTTGCATCATGTATTGCAAATAATGCAACATCAACTGCTGCATCTTTTTCAATATCTAACGGTGTTTACTTTATAAGAGGTAATTTTGTTCAAGTTCAAGATGAGACAATCATATTATCACAATATTCAAATGAACCTAGTGCTAGAATTGGATTAAGAATAGAAGAAGATATAATCAACGCTGATGAAGATGAAACATTAGCAGATAACTCAAAAGGATTTAATAATTACGCTGCACCAGGTGCTGATCGTTTAAAAATATCAGTTAGTTTATTTGCTAAACCTTTAGATGATTTTAATGACTCTAATTTTGTAGAATTGGCAACCATTGAAAATGGAACTTTAAGATCTCAGAAAAAAAATACAGACTATGGTTTTATTAGAGACGAATTAGCTCGTAGAACATATGCAGAATCTGGTGACTATATGGTCAAGAGTTTTGATGTTACTTTGAGAGATTCTTTAAACGATAATGTTGGAAATAATGGAGTATATCAACCTGGTCAATTCACACAAGGTGGAACATTAGCAGATGATAATCTAGCACTTTATCATGTGTCGCCAGGAAAAGCATTTGTAAAAGGATATGAAGTTGAAACAATTAGTGCTACTTACATAGATTGCCCCAAGCCAAGAACCTCAAAATTATTAGAAAGTCAAGGAGTTGCATATAAAACTGGTAATTCATTAAGAATGAATAATGTATTTGGTGCACCTCAAATAGGAATAGGTAACACTTACATTGTTAGTTTAAGAGATCAAAGACAAGGATCTGCACAAAAAAGTGCAAACGGAGAGGAAATCGGTGTTGCTAGAGTTTATGATTTTGCTTTAGAATCTGGATCATACACTATTGCAAACTCTAAAGTAAATGAGTGGGATACATCTCTTTATGATATTCAATTATTTTCTAAGTTAACTTTAAATGAACCAGTTACACTCACAATACCAACTCAAATAAAAGGAAAGTATAGTGGTGCTACAGGATTTTTAAGATCTGCTGTGAGTAATAGCACATCTTTGGTAGTTTATGAAAAAAATGGAGAATTTATAGCTAACGAACCATTTGAAATAAATGGTGTTGCAAATAATCGTGTTGCAACTGCTGTGACATCTTTTGGTATGCAAGATGTAAAATCCGTGTATGGTGGCCCTGATTTAGGTAATGTTGGTTTTGCAAAAACATTTAATGGCGATATAATACAAAGACCTGTTATTGATTTTGGTAATGCACAATTTACTGCAAAAACTCCTCAAACAGGATTATGCACAGTTACTAGTGAAAGTTCACTATTTCCTGGCACGTTAAAAGTTGGTAATATTCTATCATTCGGTGGTTTAGGAAATAATGTTCCATCATTTGCAAGAGTTGTTACAGTTAACGCGAATGATGTTCATGTTACTGGTGTTACCACTGTCACTGGAGTTTGTAGTGGTGAAATTCCAACATCATCTACTAATGTTTCAAGTTTAAGACTTCAAACATCACCATTAGAGAGATCTACAGAAAGTAGACTATACACTTTAATGCCTAAAACTTTCATTTCCGATGTTGATCTTACAAATTCATTATTAACTATTAGAAAAGTGTTTGATGTTGATGTTGCAATTAATCCTAATACAGGATTAGGTCAACTTTCTGCTGCGGTAACTGCAGGTGTAAACGAATCATTCTTACCTTTTGATGAAGAGAGATATGTCTTTATGAGATCTGATGGAACAACTGTTGCTTTAAGAGATGATATGTTCCAGTTCACAACAGGTAACACAGTATTGCAGATAGAGGGTTTAGGAACAGCTACAACTGGATGCACTTTAATTGCTACACTTCAAAAATCTAAACCAACAGCAAAGATAAAAAGATTAAATCGTGTAAATGCTACTGTTGTAAATTACTCTAAGGATGCTGCATCTGGTATTGGTGCAACAACTTTAAATGATGGTTTAACATTTGGAAACTTCCCTATAGGAACAAGAGTTCAAGATGATAGAATAGTTTTAAATAATGCAGACATAGTTAGAATTCATGGTATTTTTGAATCTAATGATACTACAACGGCAAGTGCTCCTAAAATGACATTGACATCATTAAATGGCCCTTCTGGTAAAACAACAGATTTGGTTATTGGTGAAAAATTCATGGGTCAGAATAGTGGTGCTGTTGGTCATGTTATGGAAACATTAACAGATGCTCAAATTACATATGTCATAGCAAATGAAACTGCTTTTGAAGAAGGTGAAGTTGTTGTGTTTGAAGAGTCAACTGTTCAAGGTTTAATTACAACTTTAGAAAGACCTAGTAAAAACATATCAGCAAATTATACATTTACTAATGGCCAAAAAGGAACTTTTTATGATTATGGATTTATTACCAGAAAAACAAACGCAAAAGCACCAAAGAGACAAATAAAAATTTATTTCCAAAACGGATTCTATGATTCAACTGATGATGGAGATATAACAACTAGAAATTCATATAGTAGTTGGGATTATGCTAGAGATATTCCAAAGATAAATGGTGAATATAATACTGATTTAATTGATATAAGACCAAAAGTTTCTACATATACAGTTTTAGAGAATGTTAGATCACCATTTGAGTTTTTTGGAAGAACATTCACTACATCGGGAGGTTCTGCAGCTAACATATTAGCATCTGATGAGTCTATTAACTTAAATTTCTCCCATTTTGTTGGTAGAATGGATAGAATTTTCTTAAATAAAAATGGAACTTTTCAAGTTAAATTTGGTGATCCATCAGACAAATTAGAAAGACCAAATCCAGTTGATGATGCAATAGAAATAGCTAGTGTCATGCTGCATCCGTTCTTATATGAACCAAGACAAGCAGAGATTGATTTCTTGAAATATAAGAGATATAGGATGAGTGATATAAAAGATCTTGAAGATAGAATCAAGAATCTTGAATATTACACATCATTGTCTATGTTGGAAACACAGACACAAAATTTATTTGTTCCAGATGCTGATGGATTAAACAAATTTAAATCTGGTTTCTTTGTTGATAATTTTACAACTCTTAGACCACAGGAAACTAATGGTTTTAAAGTAAAATGTAGTTTAGATACTTCTAGAAATGAGTTAAGGCCACAGCATTATTGCACATCTATAGATTTGATGCCAGGCCCTGTAGATGGTGTTGCTGCAGGAACTGATCGTGCTTTTCTTGATGCAGAAGGAACTAATGTAAAAAAATCTACTGATGTTGTTACATTAGATTACACCGAAGTTGAGTGGTTAAGTCAACAATTTGCTACTAGAACAGAAAGTGTTACACCATTTTTGGTGAGTTTTTGGCAATCAACTATTAAATTAACTCCATCATCAGATACATGGACAGACACTGCAAGACTTGAGGCAAAAATAATTCATCAAGAAGGTAGTTTTGCTGGAGTCATGGCACAAGCTATGCAAGAATTTGGAGTTGATCCACAGACAGGAATGGCTCCAATACAATGGAATTCTTGGGAAACTAATTGGTCTGGTCAAGAACAATCTGATCGTAAAGAAAGAAGAGTTAAGAAGTCAAGCAAAGAACATGAAGAGATTATTAAAGCGGGTTGGATTAACGGTGGTAGAAGTGTTAACCATTCACAAATGGTAAAAATTACTACGACTAAAACTTTTGAGGATACTATTCGTGATACATTTAAAATTGATAATCAAACTAGAACTGGAACCAGAAAAATTGTTACTGAACAATTTGATACCGAATCTATGGGAGATAGAATTGTAAGTCGTGATGTTATTCAAAATATGCGTTCTAGAAATATAGAAGTTAGAGCGACTAAGTGTAAACCACTTACAAGATTGTATGGTTTCTTTGATGGAGTTGCAGTATCAAAATACATGACTCCTAAATTGATGGAAATTACAATGCAGTCTGGAACTTTCCAAGTTGGAGAGACTGTAGTTGGAAAATTACCAGGTGCAGGTTTACCAGAGGAAGGAACAGATAATCCTGCTATTAAGTTTAGAGTAGCACAATCAAATCATAGGGCAGGCCCATATAATGCTCCAACAGAAGTTTTTGCTAAGAATCCTTACATTTCTCAGGTTGGTGCAACTGGTCTTGAAACATTCTTAGGAACACCTGGCACAGTTCAACTTGCAAGTTCTAGTGGTGGTGCTACTGATATGCCAGCAACATACTCATCAACATCCACTATATTAAACGTTGATACAAAATCAATGAGTGATCAAGCACAGGGAGATTATTTTGGATATGCTGCCACTGGAATGGAACTTAGAGGTTCGACAAGTGGTGCAACAGCAGTCATATCAGATAAAAGAATGATTTCTGATCTTGGTGCTAATATGATAGCGAGTTTTTATATTCCAAATCCAAATAGTGGTAATCATCCAAAATTTGAAACTGGAACAAAAACATTTACATTAATTGACAACGAGGTAAATGATCAAGAAAATACAGATACTTACGGTGAAGATACTTATACTGCTGAAGGAACATTAGAAACAGTTCAGGAAAATATTATTTCTACTCGAAACGCTATCATTCAAACAAGACCTACTAAAGATGAGAGAACAGTTAGAACGTTAACAGGTTCTACTGTTATGAAAACAGAGGCGATTAGCACTTCAAAAGCAGAAACTGGAAGAAGAGATATATGGTATGATCCATTAGCACAATCTTTCCAAGTTACTGAACCAGGTGGTATTTTTGTTACTAGTTGTGATGTATATTTCCAAACTAAGGATGACATGGATATTCCTGTCACATTCCAAATCCGAACGATGGAAGGGGGAGTTCCGACGCAAAAAATATTACCGTTCTCTGAAATAATTTTGTCTCCAGATCAAATTAATACTTCCACTAATGGAACTGTTGCAACAAGATTTAATTTTGAAGCACCAGTGTATCTTGAGGGAGATAACACAGAATATGCGTTAACTTTAGCATCATGGTCAACTAAGTATAAAGTATTCATATCAAGAGTTGGTGAGTCTGATTTATTGACAGATGAATTTATATCACAACAACCTTACTTGGGATCTTTGTTTAAATCACAAAACGCTTCTACTTGGGAACCAAGTCAGTGGGAAGATCTTAAATTTGTAATTAATAAAGCTGTATTTGAAACTAGTGGAACAATGGAGATATATAATCCCATTTTATCCGAAGGTAATCGACAAGTTGCAAGATTGCAACCAAATTCAATTAATATAAACTCAAAACGAGTTAGATTGGGTATTGGAACACCTCTAGTAGACACAGATCTTACATTAGGTAATGTTGTCAATCAGTTGACTGTTACTGATGGAACTAATACATTTACATCAGCATCAAATGCGTCTGGTAATTTTGTTGGTAGTGCTGGTATAGGAACAGGTAGCATGGGTATCGTTAATGCTGGTTTGGGTTATACTCCTGCTTCTGGAACTGCATTATTTGTCGGTGTGGCACTTACAAATATAACTGGTGGTGGTGATTTCATGACTGCAGATGTAGTCGTTACTGACGGTGGAATTTCATCAGCAAGAATCATATCTTCTGGTAGTGGTTTCCAACAAGGTGATGTTCTTGGTATTGGAACAATTGGAAATAATGCTGTTGGTAGAAATGCTAGATTGTCTATTGTTTCAATTGGTAGAACTGATGAACTAATATTAGATAATGTTCAAGGAAATTTTGCCTTGAATGGAACAATGACATTTACTCATCCAATTACTGGAATAACAACATCATTGAATACTCATGTAACCTCTGGAGTTGCAAGTTGCACATTAGAAAAAATCACAGAAGTAAGTGATGGTTTACATTTTACTGTTGATCATAGAAATCATGGTATGCATCATGAGCAAAACAGAGTAATACTCACAGATGTAGAAACCGATGTGCCTCCAACAAAATTATCATTACCATACGGATCTAGTTCTACTTCAACAATATCTGTTGTTAACACTGATAACTTTACAACATTTGAAAACGTTTCTGTTGGAGCAACAAATCCTGGTTATTTAAAAATTGGAGATGAGGTTATCAAATACACAGGTGCTTCTGGTGGATCAATTACAGGAATCACTAGAGGAAACAATGCAAAAGGTTATATTAAAGGAACTCCTGTTCGTAAGTATGAATTAGGTGGTGTATCTTTACAAAGAATTAATAGAACTCACCTAATGAGTGATGTTACAGATAGAGATCCAAATCCAATCACATTTGATAGTTACACTCTTAAAATAGATACTAGTGATTTAGATTCTGAGCAAACAAACGATACTTTCACTGCGTTAAACAGATCAAGTGATGGAAGTGCAGCGAGTAATCCAAAATTATATTTCAACTCTACTAAATCTACTGGTGGATTTGATGCTCATGCAACACAGAATATTCCTTTCCAAATAATTGCACCAAATATAGCGAACAGCACTGTTCCTGGTACCACGCTATCTGCTAAAATGAGAACATTAACTGCAGCAAGTCTTGGTAGTGGATTGGGTCAAGGAACTGATGTTCCATTCTTAGATGCAGGTAGTGAAGCAGTGACATTAAATAAATCAAATTACTTAACATCTACAAGGATGATAGCAGCTAGAGTTAATGAAAACAATAACACAATACCTGATAGCAGGCCTGGAAATAGATCATTTGGTATGACACTTACATTAGAAACATCGAATACTAATTTATCTCCTGTTGTAGATTTACAAAGAATGAGTGCAGTTCTAATATCTAATAGAGTTGACGCTCCTATTACTAACTACAAACAAGATCCTAGAGTTAATTCTCTATTTGAAGATCCAACAGCATGTCAGTATGTTTCTAGAGAAAATAGTTTAGCAAATTCTGCATCATCAATCAAAGTATTACTTGATGCACATATTAATGAATACTCTGAAATAAGAGCATATTATGCAATTAGTGCTACTCCAAACTTTGATCCGATATTTGAACCATTCCCTGGCTATAAAAATTTAAATGATCTAGGTCAAGTAATTAGTTCTGCTGAAAGTGATGGCTTACCTGATAGAAATATTCCTAAAGCAGATGCTAGTGCTGGATTTGAAAGTAATGAATTAACATTTAGGGAGTATGAATTTAACATGGATGAACTTCCACCATTCAAATATTACAGAATTAAATTTGTATTGACATCAACAAATCAAACTTATGTTCCTAGAGTTTCTAACTTGAGGGTTATCACTCTAGCATAATGTCAAATTTTATTCCAGTTGAAGGAAGCACGGATTTGGTTAGAGATCCAAATACGGATCAAATAATTAATACAAATGAAAGTGCTTATCGACAATATATCACTCGTCGTCAAAAACGTAAATCTGAAAAAGAGAAAGCATTAACTATTGAACAAGATCTTGCTAATTTAAAAAGTGAATTGGGTGAGATCAAATCTCTACTAAAGGAGTTAGTAAATGGCAAATAAAAAAATTACATTTGATCCAGAGGCTGGAGTAGCATATCCTTGCAATTTCATCATCAATGGTGGTGCTAATTTTACGGGAACATTTGAAGTAGTAGATAC